CCCATCCATTTAATTGTTTACATCTTGCAAAGTTTGTTGGTCGTTTTGAAAATTTAGAAAAAGATTTTGAGCAAATATGTAAGCGTATTAATTGTGAATACAAACCATTACCAACCATAAATCAATCTGTATACGAAAAAGATATTATGGAATATTTCGATCAACAAACTCTAGATACTGTTAATGACTACTATAATAATGATTTTTCACTAGGTTATACAAAGATAGGATCAATATAATTATGGATCAAAACACTGTAGACAATATTGAATATTTACTATTTCAACAGGTCAACAAGCCAAAAAATTATTTTTTAACAAAAATTAATAATGTATATTCTAATAGATATAGAATCAATATTTATTGTGAAGATGAAATTGACTCCTTAGTAAAAAGAAAGATTTGTGCTAGTTATTTCTGTGTCTTATCATCAGACAAGAAACTAGATATTGTTCATGGTAATCCTTTGCCAATTGGAGATAATAATGACTTGGCTTGAATTATATAACTTTTTGAATGAGCAAGCAAATAGTATACATAATATTGGTCAGTTTGATTGGAATAAAACAGTGACAATACATAATGCTGAAACTGGTGATGAATATGGTTGTGACACATTTTATATTGATGATGATACAAATAAGAAATTAGTATTAATGATAAATATAGATGAGATATAATTATGAATCAAGAATTACAAAATATTTTAATTGAAAAATATCCACAACTATTCTCTAATAGAACTAAATCTCGCATCGAATCATGTATGTATTGGGGTATTGAATGTAACGATGGATGGTATGAACTATTATCGTCTGTTTGTTGGAGAATATTTCAGCATGAACAAAATATTTCTGAAAGAATAGCGGTAAGAAATAAATATGGCACACTAAATGATCAATCAGACTTAGACTACGTTCCTGTTAAGTTTGATCAGATAAAGGAAAAGTTTGGTGGACTTAGAATATACTTTAGTGGCGGCGACGATTATGTTGAAGGTATTATAGACATGGCAGAAGAAATGAGTTATAAAATCTGTGAAGTTTGTGGTAATAGCGGAAAACCAAATAAAGGTGGATGGATAACCACACTATGTAATAGTTGTAGGAATAAAGACAACAAGTGGACTCCTCCAGAATTTCCCGGCTAAACAGGTAATATTGAAACATTTTGGAGCAAATGATGAGGGCTATATTTGAATTCGATCTTATAGAAGATCAAAGAGAATATGAGATAATGAGCAAGTCATTAAAGACTCAATCATTTTTATATGAGTTTAGTCAGCAATTACGAGCATGGTATAAGTATGATCATAGAGTATGAAGTTAATATAGATCTTTAACACAATTCTAACATAATAATTTTGATTTTTTAATCTACTATCATATAGTTGGTTTATTGTAAACCAATCCCGCCATATATCCTTCCTATGTGAGAAATATAATGAAGAAAAAAGGATTTACACTTATTGAATTATTGGTTGTTATTGCAATCATAGCTGTTCTCATTGGATTACTTTTACCAGCGGTACAAAGTGCCAGAGAAGCGGCCAGACGAAGTTCATGTCTAAATAATGCTAGACAACAAGGATTAGCGTTCCATAATCATATGTCTATTCGCAAATCTTTTCCGCGATCAAGACCATTAGACGGCACAAATAGTCCAACAAGTTGGTGCATTTCTTTACTACCATTTTTTGAAGAAGGATCATTAGCAGAATTATATGATATCAATCAAAGATGGGATTCACTAGTTAATATCACCAATGGACAAAAAACCATACCATTATTTATATGTCCTAGTAGTAAAGGTTATCCACGAATAGTGGCCGATGCCACGGCACCAGCAAACATAATTGGTAAATCACTTGGGCCTTCTGATTATATTGTTATGCATAGAATACGTCGAGCATTTTATACTGCTAATGGATTGCCCGATCCCGGTGCAGATATTGAGGGTTCTTTAAATAGAACGGGACCAACTAGAGAATCAGAAATGGTTGATGGCATGTCTAAAACAATACTAACAATGGAAAGTGCTGGAAGGCCAGAATGGTTTGTGCTTGGCAAAAGTAGAGGCATAGTTTTACCAAGGCCAGAAGGTTATGGTTGGATTGATCCAGATGGTGGTGCTGGTTCTCTTGATGGATCAGATAAAACTACTGGTAATTTAAATACCACCGGAAGTACCGGTACCTGTATTATGAATTGTAATAATGATAGTGAACCAAATAGTTTTCATGCTGGTGGCATGGTTGTTGTAATGGCAGATGGGTCGTCGAGATTTATTAATGAAAATGTATCCGCCTCAACTTTCGCTGCCTTTATAAGCAGGAATAATAACGACGTTATTCAATATGAATGATGCTATCATAATTAGCGATATTCACTTGGGTAGTGATGTTTGTGAAAGTAAAAAACTATATGATTTTTTAGAGTTGATAGATTCTAAAACAAATAGATTGATTATCAATGGCGATCTGTTTGATAATTTAGATTTTCGCAGACTAAAAAAGAATCATTGGAATATACTATCTTTGCTTAGAACATTGAGCAAACATACGGAAATAGTCTGGATAAGAGGAAATCATGATGGTGACGCGGAGATTATTTCTCACTTAATAGGAGTAGATTTTAAAGACGAATACTCTTTTGTTAGCGGAAATAAAATAGTATTATGTTTACATGGTGATAAATTTGATGATTTTATATATAAGTATCCTAAAACCACAAAGGTAGCAGATTATTTATATAGAACAATCCAAAGATTCGATAAAAGATTCCTACCTAAACTTATAAAGAATCGATCCAAAATCTATTTAAGATGCACAGAAAATATGATTAGTAGTTCTCGCAAATATGCTATATCAAAAGGCGTTGACGTTGTATGTTTAGGGCATACTCATCATCCGATCATTGACAAAAGCCATTCTGTGTGGTATACTAATAGTGGATGCTGGACAGAAAAAGATTGTTCTTATTTGACTTTAAAAGATGGTCAAGTGGAGTTAGAGTTTATATGAAATATTTAGTAACTGGTGGGGCCGGATTTATAGGAAGTCATATAGTTGACCAATTAATACAGAATGGTCACGAAGTTATTGTACTAGATAATCTATCAACTGGATCATTAGAAAATATTAATGCGTCTTGTTCTTTTATTAATATTGATCTATCATTAACTCCGATCAAAGATCTATCACAATACTTTAAAGAAGTCAATGCTGTATTTCACTGTGCTGCTTTACCAAATGTTCAATTTTCGATAGACTATCCGTATGAATCAAATAACAGTAATGTTGATACCACTATTAAAATTTTAGAGTGTATGAGACAAAATAATGTTACTAAAATTATTTATAGTAGTTCATCATCAGTATATGGAAACTGCGAACATTTTCCAACCAACGAAAAAGAAAATATTAAACCAATTAGTCCATATGCTCTACAAAAATACATAGGCGAAGAGTACATTTATCTGTATAATAAACTATACAATATAAATTATGTGATACTAAGATACTTTAATGTTTATGGCGAAAGAATGACCTCTACTGGCTCTTATGTTAGTGTATTGAGTCATTTTTATAGATCATTAAAGAACAATCAACCACTAAATATTTGTAATGATGGTAATCAAGAAAGAGATTTTATTTATGTAAAAGATGTTGCTAATGCCAATATATTATCTCTTAATAATTATGCTAATAATAGTATTCTAAATATTGGTAATGGAAAAAGTTATAGTATAAACACTATTGCTAATTGGCTTAACGCTGAAAAACAATACAATGAAACTAGAATAGAACCTAAAATAACATTAGCAGATATTTCATTAACAAAAGTTAAATTAAACTGGCAACCAAAACAAGATCTAAAAGAATGGGTATTATCATTTTATGGTTTGTCCTAATTGTGTTAGTCCATATAAATGTAATGGCCCCCATGTTTTTGCTTTGAGCGACAAAGTTTACAAATGTGAATACGGATATTTTATTTTAAAAGACGAATGGGTTTTTGTGCCAATAGAAACTGAGTTCTCTTCTGATACTTTATTTACTATTACTAATACTTTGAGAAATTTAAAGGAAAAAATAAAATGATTAAATATTACATATTATCGCTTCTTAGGGCAGATCGAAAACATATTGTAGAAAACAACATACAAAAATTTCCATGTTTTGAAGTAATCAAATCTATTAACGGATACGATGTTGATGAAACATTGAGGGCTTTCAAGGCTAGTGGTCTTGTATATCATAGACTACATTATCCGACATATGGTACTCTAGCTAACTTTCTAACAAAATATAATGCCATTAAACATCAAATAGAAAACAATATTCCATTTATGTGCTTCATAGAGGACGATCTTGAATTACATGATGAGTTTGTTTCACATATAGAGGATTGTATTTCTCTTTTTACACCAGATATAGACGTAATCAGATTGGCATTATTAGGAGATGGTTATGTAACTTCATTAAATGGGGCAATCAATATTAAGAATAATATTGATAAAAAGGGTATAGTATGTAATATAGATAATCAGATACGTTTTAATTCTGGTAATGAGTTATATTATCCAAATTCTCCTTGGAAATTATTAGTTCCATGTAATAAGGGTGATTGTCTAAAAACTAGTGAAATTTCTATAGCCGATCTAATGAATAGAATTAATTCTAAATGGATACTTGACAATGGTGTAAAGTCGTGACTTGACAGTAGACGATGATAGGGTAGAATGAATCTGTAGTTTGGGAGTGTAGACCAACGGCAGAGTCAAAGGACTTAAAATCCTTAAAGTGTGGGTTCGAATCCCACCGCTCCTATTATTGCCCGCATAGTATAATGGTATTACAGTTGATTTGTAATCATCGGAAGGGGGTTCGATTCCCTCTGTGGGCTTCCGGGATGGTGAAACGGTATCACAGTTGACTTTGGATCAACTTTTCTACGTTCGAATCGTAGTCCCGGAACTTAATGGTTCGATACATAATTCTCAGTTTTTGTGTATATAGATATATCAAAGGAGGGTTATCATGAAGACAAAAAAAGAACAAATATTAGAATTAAAAGAGAAAGGTTGTTCATATAGGGAAATACAAAAAATTGTCGGATGTTCTAAAGGAACAATAGCGTATCATCTTGGAATAGGTCAAAAGGATAAAGCAAAGAAAAGAACCAATGAGTGTAGAACTAAGGTGATGAGATTTCTACAGGAATATAAATCAAATAAAGTGTGCTATGATTGTAAAGAAAATTATCCATATTGGATGCTAGAATTCGATCATCTTGGGAATAAAAATTTTACTATATCTGAATTCAGAAATAGCACTATTGATATAGAAAAAATAAAAGAAGAGATAGATAAGTGTGAAGTTGTATGCTGCAATTGTCATAGAAATAGGACTTTTATGAGACAAACAAAAAATGCAAGATATGTTGGTTTAGAATTTTGTAATTATCCAGAATAGTATTTTACACAGGTAGCATAATGGTAGTGCCGCAAACTGTTAATTTGCTCTGTGTAGGTTCGACTCCTACCCTGTGTGCTTGGAATCTTGGCAGAGTGGTCTAATGCAGCTTTTTACTAAAGAGCCGAGGGTTAAAATCCTCCGGGGGTTCGAATCCCTCAGATTCCGCTAAAGAAAAACTTGACAACTATCGATAACTGTTGTATACTACCATTTATGACACATTGGAGTAATGAAATGAATCAAAAAACCAAGAAAATTATCACTGATTTAATATGTTGGTCAGAAGAATATTTAGAAGGTCTTGTTCTTGAATTGGAACATGGAGATATGGACTGTGAAGACGAAGAGCGTTTATCAAGTCTAATAGAACAGGTTACTCAAAGTATTGAAGAGGCAAAAGATCATTTATCTACAAGCACAAAGAGGTAAAATAATGATTAATTGTTTTAGTAATGTAATTGGTCATAAAGAAGCACAAGACCTAGTTATTGATCTTAACCAGATGAAGTCATCAAAGTCTGAAGATTTTTATATCGACTACAATATGTCTGATGATGATAACTATTTGGTAGTTGGAAATGTTACACAAGAGGATTGGGACGAACTCAATCTTGATATGGACTTTATGGAAGCCGGTATTATTTAATTGGAGAAAAGAAATGACAGTACAAGATTTACGCAATGCTGGATATAAAGTAAGAGTTCTACATAGTCGCATATATGATGGAAAATTGTCTTATCAAAAATTACTATTTAAGTTATCTGATCCAGAACCAAAGGGTGGATATACAAAAGTAGTTATTGATTCTCCAAATGGTGAACATTTTGTTGGTGATGCTACGTGTAGTAGTAATGATAACTATAATAAGAAGCTTGGTTTAAGAATTGCTATTGGTAGGTCTGGAGTTTTAAAGTCTATTACCAGCATATGAACATGCTAAAAATGGTTTTATTTGAGATAACTTATTTTACAATTGTCTGTGTGTCTGGTCTGTTTTTAGGTTATCATAGCATTAGAATTGGAAAATATTATATCATTGAACAAGCTGGAATTATGTTGAATATGATATTTAATATAGAAAACGGCTATTATGAGCTTTAAATGATATGAATATACAAACTTTTTTATTTAATTGGCCCAATCAAATTCAAAATACGAAATATAAAATTGAACAACTAAAAAAAATAGATGTAAAACCAATCATCATAAATAGCGATGATACATATAATCACATAACTGAGTGGTATAACATTGGTAATGAATGTTATTTTGGTAAACAATTTGAAAAGGCTATAGAGTTATTTGATGGAGATGTTCTTTTCCAGATTTTAGCTGATGCTTCATATGAAGAATGGTCAAGGCTATATACAGATGCAGAAAAATACTTTAATGATATCAATTGTGGAATATACGCACCAAATGTTGACTATACTTGGTGGCATTCCGATAGATCGGATATAGAAAATCTATGTATAGATAATGATAAAGTCAAAATTGTTATCAATACTGATTGTATTTGTTGGTTCATACATAAAGATATTATTGATCTATATAAAGAAAGAAATCTAAATTTAGGTCAATATAAATTTGGCTGGCCTTGGGATGGAACATTATGTGCAATATCTCATCTCAATCAGAGATATGTGTTGCGAGATTATAATCATATAATTAATCATCCAAGATCAACAAATTATAATACAAAGGAAGCATTGAATGAAATGCTTGATTCTTGGAACTCACTACCAAAAGATATAAAGTATGCATTTGACTGCATGAGAAATGATCAACATTTATTAAAAAAATTATACCTTGGAATCAAATAAGCATGAAACAGGCTATCGTCACTGTGGCACTTAGAGATAAGTTTTTAGAAGTTTTAGATATGACTAAAGATAGTCTAAAAAAATATGCCAATAAATGTCATTCAGATTTTCATATAATTACAGACGCAAGAATAACAACTGGAGACACTTGGAATGATGCTACTTTTGAAAAATTTCAAGTAAAAACATATCTAGAAGAATATGATAGAGTTGCATTTATTGATTGTGACTGTTATATTCCTGATGGCTGTATTAACTTATTTGAATTTACACCAAGAAATCATTTTGGCGTTTGTGTTTATTATTACAATGACTTTGGAAATAACTATGAACATTACAAAAAATGTAAACCACAATGGGAATCCATAACCGGAATAGATTTTGTTGGAGGAAATTCTGGAATTTTTGTTTTAGATAAAGAGCATACACGTATCTTCAATCAGTCAATATCTATTGATGATCTAAGAAAAATCCATCTAGGAGAACAATCGTATATATTATCTATGCCAAAATATATGAATATTGATTATTTTAATTTTGCATCTAGTGCAAATAAAAAACATCATATTAATATTTGGGATAAATCACTCAATGGTACTGTTCTTAATAATGGTATCATACATTTTATGGGTGGCATGAATAAGATTGATAGAATTAAGAATTATATACAAGCAACAAAAAACTAAACTATCTGCTTGACATGGACGATAACCATGTTATAATCACGGAAGTTCGACAAATAAATTTTCTCTGAGGACGCGATAATGAAACTTCATGCTGGTATTAACACGATTGAAAAGTCTGGTGATTTTGAGGAAAGCCAGTTCAGTATCGAGGCATCTGCCAAGGCTTTCTTTATTCTTTCTGATGGTCTTTATTCTAATAAGATCCTTGCAGTAGTTCGTGAGCTTTCTACTAATGCTTACGATTCTCATGTAGATGCTGGCAAGAAAGATGTTCAATTTGATGTTCATCTTCCAACTAGGCTTAATCCTATATTTTATATTCGTGACTACGGCACCAGCATGAGTCATGAACATTGCATGGAACTTTACACTACTTATTTTCGTAGCACACGTAATAATAGTAATGACGCTGTTGGTTGCTTGGGTCTTGGCAGTAAGGCACCATTTGCATATGGTGACAGTTTTACTGTTGAAGCATATCTTGATGGTACTCGCCGTCTTTATAATGCTTATAAGAATGAGGACGGTAATCCCGTATTTTCTTTGATGGATACCAGCGAAACCAATGAAGCAAATGGCATTAAGGTTTCAATTAGTGTTAATGAATATGACATAGATCGTTTTGTGCGTGAGGCACGTAAGGTCTATGAATTCTT